CATGCCAGCTGGTAGAGTACAGGCAGCAATGGGGTCACCAAAGAATGTCACAGCGTACAACTGCTTCGTTAGTGGCACAATTAGGGACAGCATGGACAGCATCATGGACAAGGCTAAGGAAGCCGCTGAGACAATGCGTCGAGGAGGTGGGATTGGCTTTGACTTTAGTCGGATACGTCCTCGTAATGACCGCATCGTTAGTCTGGATAGTTCCGCTAGTGGCCCTGTTTCATTTATGGCTATCTTTGATAGCGTATGTAACACGATAGTAAGTGCAGGACACAGGCGTGGTGCTATGATGGCAGTGTTACGTGTTGATCATCCTGACATTGAAGAGTTCATACGTGCTAAGAAAGACTCAACTACCCTCACTAACTTCAATGTCTCTGTTGGTGTGACTGATGAGTTCATGGACTGTGTAGCTAAGAAGAAGATGTTTAACCTAGAGTTTGAGGGGCGTGTGTACCAATCTGTAGATGCAGCTGCACTATGGGATGAGATCATGCGTAACAACTGGGACTGGGCTGAGCCGGGGGTGTTGTTCCTTGATCGTATCAATGATGACAACAACCTACAATACGCTGAGACTATTGAAGCAACTAACCCATGTGGTGAGCAGCCTCTGCCTCCATACGGTGCATGTTTGTTAGGTAGCTTTAACTTAGTTAAGTATATGTATCGTGGTAATCAACATAAAGACTACTACTCTTTTGACTACCAACAGTTTAAGATGGACATACCTAATGTTGTACGAGCTATGGATAATGTTATTGATAGGACTCAGTACCCTTTAGTAGCACAAGAGAAAGAAGCTAAAGCTAAGCGGCGTATGGGACTAGGTATCACAGGATTAGCTAATGTACTTACTCTTCTAGGTATTAAGTATGGTTCTCCTGAGGCTGTTAGAGTTACTCGTAAGATAACTAAGACACTGATGTGTGGTACTTACGAAACCTCTGCTATCCTTGCTAAAGAGAAGGGACCGTTCCCTTTGTATACAGAAGAGTATCACGATAGTAAGTTTATCCAACGACTACCACTAGACATACAGGATTTAATTAAAAGATATGGTATCAGAAATAGTCACCTCACCTCTATCGCCCCTACTGGTACTATTAGTTTCACTGCTGATAACATTAGTAGCGGGGTGGAGCCTGTATTCAGCAACCAACTGGACCGAACTGTCCAAACAGAACAAGGCCCTATCATCGTTCCGCTCAAGGATTATGTATACAATACGTATGGCCTTAGGAATGTAGAGGCAGACGATCTGTCTACTGATGATCACTTAGATATGCAGATAGCTGTGCAACCATTCGTTGACAGTGCTGTGTCTAAGACGATCAATGTATCAGACAAGGTAACCTTTGATGAGTTTAAAGATATCTATATGAAGGCATGGAAGGGTAAGCTTAAAGGCTGTACAACCTTTAGGCTTGCTGGTAAAAGATATGGGATACTGAATAAGGTAGAGCCACTAGAGGAACCAATAGAGGGAGCAGCTTGTTTCATTGATCCAGCAACAGGTAACAAGGAGTGCGGTTAAGATGCGATTAGTATTAGTTATGGTTATGGGTGTGGTGTTAGCTGGTTGCGGCATCACACCTAAGTACGAGACAGGAACTTTAGTGTGGGCAGGATGCCACAGGGTAGAGCAGAACCCTTCACCTGAGGGTAGCAGAGCTATGCTACTACTGTACAATCTAAACAAGGGTGACAAGATGTATCTACAACAGATAGATGATGCTGGAAATGCTAACGTAACTGTAGGGGAACCATGTAAATGAAACGAGTGTTTGCATTAATAGTACTTGTGTGGGCCTTTATATCACTAGCAACACTAGGGGCTTGGGCGGCACCTGTACAGACTGAACAAGATTGTTTAGCTGAGGCGGTATACTTTGAAGGGAGAGGTGAGCCTTTTATAGGACAGATAGCAATAGCTAATGTAGTTCTTAATCGTACAACAAAAGATATATGCTTGACTGTACATGACAAACGGTGTATATTTTCTTATTGGTGTGACGGTAAGCATGAGCTTATGAAGGATGTTAAAGCTAAAGAGACAGCGTACACAGTAGCTAGGTTAGCATTAGATGGTGCAGTAGTAGCTCGCTTAGACGAGGCTACTCACTACCATGCTAACTACGTCAACCCTTACTGGTCTGGTACTCTTGAGTACATGGGCCAGATAGGTAAGCACTTATTCTACAAGTAAGGAACAACAGAATGAAATGGAATGATATGACAATGAATGAACCAGACCCAATCGTAGCTATCGTAATGAAACGTATGGCAGATCGGAGTGCAGAAGGTATTAAGAAGTACGGTAAGACTATGATGCGTACTGATGTCAGTACAACTCAGTGGATTGATCACGCCATTGAAGAGTTACTTGATGGTGCTATCTACCTAGAGCGTGTGAAGAATGACTTAAAGAACTCAAAGTTATGTGAGTGTTAAGTCTACTTACCACCACGTATACCTTTAACAACATCGACAACCTTCTTCATACCAAAGGAAGCAGCAACAACAACACTGAGTAGCATCCAGTACTCGTCTGGTACGTCATTCTTTAGTATTATAAAGGCATCACTGATCCTCATCACCATCTCTGGTTTATCCAACACGGCAGCTAGAAACATAGCTACGAATGGACTAGTCAGGATGACGGTGAGGTACTCATCTTTCCAAGACTCTCCTGAGTTCTTTGCTTGTATCTCATCCCAAGCTTGGTCACCTTTAATGATGGTGACTTCTCGTTCATGCTTAGCTTGAGCCTTCTCAGCCTTGTTAGATAGGTACTGTTTACCTACACCAAAGATGCCTGAGATGATTGGACCTATGAATGGTATCATGGTACTCTCCTTACTTTTTCCAACTAATCCTTGCAGAACCTTTCTTCTTTTTAGAAGCAGAGGTACACTGTGCTTTGGTAGGTCTGCAAGCAGGGTAAGGACGTTTAGATTTAGTAGCAGACTTACGACCACAAGGCTTGCCTGTTTTACAATCTATCCAGCCCTTACCTTTATTACGAGAGAACCATTTGTTTAAGCTATCACTTTTTCTTTTTGCTGCCACTTTTGTTTCCCCAGTTTTTAGCACCAACTTTACGGCACTTCACTAATGCACCTGATGCGTAAGCAGAAGGCCACTTAGTATACCGTGACTTTACTTTAGTATAACAAGCATCTTTCTTGCCAGTAGTTTTCTTAGCTGCCATTACTTTTTCTTTTTCTTAGGTTTAGTGTGAGAAAGCATCTTACTATTCTTTGTATGCTTTTCTCCTGTCATTAGATTACCATTTGTCTTATGAGTAGGGCCTGTGTACACTGCCCCACTTTTTAAGTAATGTGTTTTATCTTTTGCCATGTTACTTCTTCTCTTTTATTTCTACCATTTCTTACAACTCCAGTACCTAGCAGTAAGTTTACTAGGTGGATTGGTGTCACACTTATGACGCGCTCTAAAGCTCTTCTTGCGTTTAGGCTGGTCCTTCTTGATAGTCATGTTGGCATCGCCAAACCTTATGAGTTTGACTTTACCTTTATCTTTAGCTAAGACAGCAAACTTCTTCCCTCCTTTTCTAGAGTTCTTAGGTTTGTTGTACCCAGAGAATTTCTCCCCTGCTCTTTCGATAGCCATTAGTAACTTGACTTTTTCTTCATCATAGGTTTCTTCTTAGCCTTAGCTTTAACTTTAGCTTTAGCTTTGTCTTCTGGTTTCTTCTTCATTCCGTTCTTTTTCATTAACATAGTCTTCTCTCCTTGGTTGGTTGGTTAGGGTTGACAGGTCTTAAGTTCTAGTGTATACTGTGTATAAGGTTTACATTTAATTAGGAGTTGTTATGATTAATACTGTTTTTGATTTATGTGTTACTTTTCTTATTTGGTTAGCACCATTCTTTGACATGACATACAAAGAAATTAACGTGTGGGTATTCTGTATCATCTGGCCTATTGAGAACCTTATAGTTTTAGTAGCTCTGATACTGGTCCTAAGTCGAAAGAAAAGTTTGAACCTTGACCGGGGCGTGACCCAAAAGCTCTAGCTACTCCGTTACGAAGGAAACCGTACAAAGCTGTATCCCCTGTAGCAGTCTTACCCGCCCACTTAGAGACATGGAGGAGTCTCTCAGCTAGGGTAGCACTTTCAGGTAATGCATCATTGAAGTCATACGTATCTGTTACAATAACACGACCCTCATCATTAATGACCCACTTCATATCCCCTAAGGTTTTTTGAATAGAGTCCTCATCGTTACCAAATATCTGCCATGAACCACTTGACACACCACTCTGTCCTTTTTGGTAGTCAGTGTCATAATCTACTCGGCCTTGTTTAGTATCGTCGCCTTGAGCCAACATAGTCCTCTTGATCGCTCTACCTATAATATTCTTATGTGCAGCTTGCTCACCTTTAGAGAAATACGACTTACCTAGGTTTTCATCACTGATCCCTAAGATGTCTGATGCAAACATACGATATTCAGCTGGTATAAAGTGAGTAACTACCTCATCTACTTCTTCTTTACTGGTAGGAGCTGCACTACTTTTAATGATAGGAGGCTTACGTGGTGGTGTAGGAAAGCCACTATCTTGTTCAGGCTTACGTGGTGGTGTACCAAACTTAGAGGATGGCTCGGCAGCAGCCGTAGCTGCATCTGCTTCATCCTGTGTAGGTAGGGGGAGGCCCTTCGTAGCATCAGCAGCTTGCGCTGTACTGATAGGATTGATAGTGTTGAGTACTTCACTAATCATCTTACTGAAAGGACTCCCCTCGTTTATATTTGCTTGGGCAAACAACCCAGCCTCTTCTTTGCGTCTACGGGCAAGGCCCCTAGAGTACTCACCGTTGATGTTAACGAAGCCAGCTTCTTCAGAGAACGCTTCGTGCATAAAGTCTTCAATGTTACCAGCTTCAAGGAACTTCTTAGCTTTACTACTACCCCATGAGCCTGAGCCTACGTTGTAGATTAAGGATGTAATAGCTTGTAGCTTGCCTTCATCATCCTCCATGCCAATCTTCTTCAGTGAAGCAGAAGCATGTGTCTGCGCCCACTGTGTATCTGCTTTCAGGACTGCTTCAGCATGGTCTTGTGACAGACCTTGACGGTGATCTACAAGCTCTCCATTAATACTAATGAAGCCTGACTTAGCTTCTTCAGGTGTAAGCTTGTGACCATACGCAATAGTATGTGTACCTCCTTCTAAGGACTCATGACCATACCATTTATTATCTCTACGTCCTGCTCCAGCAGAGTTTTCAAACTCCTTGAGCTTTTCCACTTGTGTCTCTCCTACTTCTGTTTCATTTGATTGCTCCAGACCTAACATTAGGTCTATATCTACCTTGTCAAACTCTTCAAAAACTTCTTCATCAGACATACCTATAGGTACATCAAACTCTAACATACCGTGAACAGGGTGGTTAATCCCTACTTTTTCGTACTTTTCAAAGTCTACTGTTGGTTCTTGAAGTTGTTTCATACTAGTTAGAGTCCTTTTCTACATTTCTTAAAGTGTAATCAAGTACACGTGATAGACTTTTAGCAGCTTTTGAATACCGTTCAGTATTGTTTTTGTTACCTACTTGTAATGACTTTTCAACTCTTTGTCTAAAACTCTTACTTATAGGTTTAGGATTGATACTAAAGTTTTCAGAAAACTCTTCACCTAACATATGGCGAGAAGCTCTAGTATCTAACCCATGTTCTTTGTATTGATAGTAGTGGACCATCTTATCAAAGAAATTGTTTAACTTTTCTGTCTCTTGATTTATTACAATACCAGCATAATTATTACTAGACTTACCAAACTTAGGGATTAGTTTATCGTCTTGGTATACGACTCCTTCAAAGTTAGGATGGTTTTCAAACTGACTAAGGTGTTGGGTAGCTGATCCGTTAAACACATCAAAAGCTGTTGCACCTACAGCAGCTCTTTCTTTTTCTGGTAACTTAGCTAAGTACGAATCAAATACAGGACTAGAAATTCGTTTCCGTAAGATATCATAATCTTTAGCTTCTAACCTACCACGTGCGTGTGCTACAGCTATTGGAACTATAGAAGCTTTAAAAGTTTTATGATTGGTTTCGTCAGGTTGTTGGTTCTTAAGGAGTTCGTCTAATGTAGTTAAAGAAGCTTTTACTGCAAGGTCTACAGTTTCATCTGTTGAACTAGAAGGCTCTTCATTAACACCAATCCAAGCACTCAAAGCTTGAGCTATTGTATCAAACTCACCAGTACTCATAGACTTTAGTAAGCCGGGGTTCATAAAATCAGCTAAACCTCTTGGCCCTACTAAATCTCTTATACGGGCTAACGAAGGTAACTTGTCTCTAAAACTAAGAAGGTTATTACTCTCTACCATTTTATTAACAGTCTCAAGGTTTTTACTTAATCCTTGGGGCGTTTTACTTCCACTAACTATTTCACGATAAATTTCTACATGACTTAACATATAAGCTGTAGCTTCCTCTCTATCTGCTTTAGAAGGGAACTTAGCTGCAAGTGAAGCTACCTGTCCTGCTTGCCACTCATCCATAAGTCGATGAACTTCAGTATAACCTTCTGTAGTAATAATACCTTGCCGCATACTATCAATAGCAGGAGCTATAGCGGTACGTAAAGCTAAAGCATCGTCAGAAATACCTCTAAAAAGTGTATCTCTATTAGAAAGGTAAGCTGTTGAGTGTCCGGTAACAACACCTCCTTCACTAATTACTTCAGCCTCTATTATAGCTCGTTCAGCTTTACGAACACTTACTTTAGACGTTAATAATCCAGTTTTTTCCCAATCTATTGAACCACTCGCATCCATTATAAGGGTATTATGTTCATTTGCCTGAGAATAAAGACGTTCTTGTAGTTTTACAGTCGCATTAGCTTCATTCTTAATAAGATCAGAAGTAGGGGTAATCCCCATAACTCTCTTAGCATCCTCTACCTCAGAAGAAAAACCGGGGTACTTGTTTTCAATCTCTATAACTTTCCTACGTAGAATTGTAGAGTAAGATGACGTACTTAATTTACCTTGAGCCTTAGCAGAGTCAACACGTTTTTTAGTAGTTTGAAACTCATCATAAGCTTCATTACGAGCAACTTGTAGCTCACGTACAATATCATCTTCAAACCCTTCAGCTGTAGCTTCAAAAACCTTACCACCTATTTTACCTAATTCACTTATTGCTTGACCCACAAAAGCCCGATTAGCTGTGGTCCCTGACCCACTCATTACAACTTGTTCTTTAGACTGTATATCGCTTGATACAAAGTCAGTAAATCCACTTCCTGTACGAGTAGCCATATTAGTTTCCTCTCACTTTTGTATTAACATACTCAGTACTAAAGAAGTTATAAAGTCTTTTTAAGTTTTCTTTTGTTGCTTGTTTGTTAATAGATTTAAGCATAGATGCCATTTGTCTAGTGTACTCTCTGTATACATGAGGTTTCTGGTTCTGATATGTAGCTGTCATAGCTGATATACGAGTGTATAAAGCTTTTGCTGTATCTTTGTCATTCGTAAGAATGGCTTTTAGTAAAATATCTTTGTTAAAAGTTACATGAGTTTTAATCCCACGTTTTATATCTTTCATATCTAAGGTAGCTTTATATACTTCGTCACTATGTATAGGAGGAAACCCAGCAGCTGTTAAAGTTTTCTCTAAAGTGGTATACTCTTTCATTTCTAAAAGTTTTCCAGACTTATTAATATTAGCGTTATATAAATGCATTGACCAAGCCCTATCATACCTACTAGGAGCGGGTAAAGACAAAAAGATTTCTTTTAATAACTCACCACTTTCACTAACAATACCACTAGGAGATAAAGTACCTTCAGCAAGGCCCCGTAATAACAGGGAGCCTCCTACTGTTTCCATCCAATCACCTACAAGACTTCCTGAAGGGCCTCCAAAGTCAGTTAACTTAAGGTCTTCAAAGTTAGTTAAGATTTCACTAATAATATTATCCCGTAAAGGTTGCATACGTCCTATATCAGTACCTTCAAAAAGACCTCCGATTACACCATTAGCTATAATTTTCCTTGTTGGTCCATCTACTTTTACTTCATTAACTTCTTCATATTTCTCAACAACTCCTTCTATAAGAGAGTCGATACCTAACCCAGCTGTACCGTACAAGACAGCAATAGAAGTTCCAAATCTAAGTCTTTCTGCTCCAGTTAACCCATCTGCTTGTTTAAATAGTATTTGCTCAGCTACTCTAATAGGGTGAGCAGCAAACTGCATAGGAATAGAAGCAGGGCCGCTTTGGTATGCTGCTCTACTAGAAGATTTCATGTTTCCTGCAAAGATTTCTGCACGTGATAGGACAGCTTCTAAGGCATCCCCTACTGGACGCTTACCTGTTTTAGTGTAATGCTCTAACCAAGCCATAGTAAAACCAGCCATTTGATTAAGTTTCTCACCTTCTTTAAAGAAAACAAGACCAGCATCTAAAGCTTTATCACTGTACTCCCCTAACCTTCCTAAAGCAGAAGGACCGAATACTCTATTACCATCAAAAGGACTGTCAAGTTCAGCCTGTGTACCGTTTACTACATGTGCTCCACTATCTCGTATGTCTTCCATCAATTCACGCACTTGCCGTGGTTCAATAGAGTTTACTCCAAGTGGTGAACCTATCTTAGACGCTTTAGCAGCTAAGAACTCAAGAGCTTTAGGGTTTGACATCCACTCTGACATACGTAAAAGAGGTAACATTGCTAAAGCTTGTACTCCTTGCCTTCCTGCTACAGCAGCAGCAACAGGTATCATAGAAGTTTGGACAATTACCTGTGATATATCCCCTAAACCTAGAAATAACTTAAACGTAATACCACGAAGGCCATCAATCCAGTTGTTATCCAGTGCTTTTTCTAAAGTTTCTGATCCAAGTCCTTTTAATGAACCTTTATTAGATAGTGTATACTCATGTAGTTTATACTTATAATTCTCAATGTCTTTAGCCATGTCAGAACGTGCATGAAGTATACGTTTTAGACCAGTGCGTGTTCTTTCAGCTTGAGCAAGTGCTCCTGAAGGTACTCCATCCGTTTTAAACTTACCATGTGTAAAAAACCACCAATCAGGTCGTGCTAAATCACCATCTTGAAGATACTGTTTGTAAGTTTGAACCCACTCTTGAGTATTACGGGACTTAAACTCTCCAAAAGAACGGGTATTAATAATATGTTTAATGGAGTTTTCTAAGATTTCATTATGCCCAGCTACTTTTGCTAACTTACCGTAAGGGTCTTTAAGGTGATCCCCACGTGCTGAGTAGTACAAACGTCCTTGGTCTATATACTGCCTCGCACGTGCTGAAAAGTTTACCATATCCTCATCAATATCTAAAGCTTCAGGGTTAATAGAGTCTTTGTTAGTTGAGTTGTATTTTGTTACATCATTAAGGGGTGCATCACCTTTATCTCGCCACACTTCAAAGGGAGTACGACTAAGTTTACCCTTTGCAATAGCTTCTTTCATCTCATCATAACTGGCATACGGAGTATTCTTATTAATTATAATTGTAGCTTTAGATATAATATTAGCTGATGTAGCTCCACCAGCGTCTTCAGCTTTTTCAGCTACCTTAAACGCTTCAAGAGCTTTATTATATTCATCAGCTAACTTAATACCTTCATCTCTACTTCCTACATTAAAGTGTGTACGAACATCTGTTAACGTGCCTTCAGAGTCAGTTACAGCTTGTTTCATAAAGTGAGGGCTATCGTATTCTCTATGAGGGCCATTAAAATGATTTAACACTCTAGAGCGAATAGCTTTCTTAGACACACCTCGTTTGTCTACTAAAACGTACTGAGTTTTATCACCACCTTTAGTCTTAACCTCATCTAAAAACTTAACAAGAACAAGGTTATCATTTTCTTCCATCTTCTTTAAAATGACTCCAGCAGTTTCTCCTTTAGGGTAAAGTTTACCGTTAGTAGCGTCAAAGATAGCTACGTTCTTAGTATTTTTACGGTCAAATGAAGTAAGTTCCTTAGCTATTCTAGGTTCATCTATAACACCCATGATCCCGTACTCTTGAAACCCTCGTTGAATAAACTCTTGACGTAGCGCGTAGTTAGAGATGTACTCGTCAGCTTGATGAAGTTGTATAAGAGAACCGTATGCAGTAACTTCATCATCTGTTGCTGTTCTTTGTTTATTAGTTTGAAACCAATCTTCAAAAGAATCCATAGACAACCAACGTCCTTCATTGTTACGTTGAGTATGTGACATTACTTCATCAATAGCTTGCCTACTGTTAGCTCCTAGTTTAGTGTACATCTTTGTAGTATTTTTAAATACTTCATTCAGTTTAGCTGAAGCATTAACTCCAACAATACCACCACGTGAAACACGTTCATTCCAACGTAAGTTTACTCGGTTACCTAGTAAGTACTGAGGTACAAAGTTAATATGAAACTCACCGTCTATCTCAGAAAAACCCTTAAGAATAGACTTTCCTCCCTCTTTATAAGGAGTTACATCAAACTTAGAAGTGACGTAGTACACTCCGTCTTTAGTAATATCATAGAAACCTTCTTGTAAGCCTAAACGTAAAGCCCCTGCTTTAGCTGCTTCTTCTGATGCAAAACCTTTTAAGCCTTCGTCACCTGTGCCAAACTTAAAAGTTACACGGTTAATATCTGTATCAAAAGTACCTACGTCTACTAAACTATCTTTAGGGAGTCTAGAAATTAAGTCTTCTCTGATTTCTTTAATAGCTTCAATACGTTCTTCATCTGACAAGAAATTCTGTCCTTTGACAGTCTTAATAGCTTCTAACTCAGCTGCGTGTTTTTCTAAAGCTCTAGCTGATTTACCAGATGTACCATTAACAAAACTGTTACTTGAAGAGGGAATAACACTTTCAAGAAGTTCGTCTGTTTCTGTTTTATTAAGAGGTTTATCAGAATAAGAGGACTTTTCTACAATTTCAGTTGTTCTTTCAGCGGCTGCATCAGGGTCTTTAGTAACTGTACTTAGTCTGTTAATACGTTTTATTTTAGTTAACGCTCTAAGAGTTTGACCAGTTCCTGCTATATCTATTAATTCAAACAAAGAACGAACAGTAGCTTCATCATCCATTATAGTTTTATTTGCTAGTGTATCTAACTTAAGGAGGTTAGGCAAGTCTGACTCATCTAGTTTCTTAATAATTTCTTCAACTTTAGCTACAGGATCAATATTATAAAAGATATCATCAGACTCTCTACGTAGTGCGTTGCCTAATGTTTCAAATTTACGCTCACCGTTAAGCCATTGGTTAAGAGTATCTATATAAGGAAGAAAAAGTGTGAAAACTTCTGAAATTGTTTCACCTACTCCTGCTTCCCCAAACTCACGTGCGTATCTACCCTTCTCACTGTTAAGTAGAAGTAAAGCAGCAGTTAAACTTTCTTGTCTTCCTACTGGATCAGTTAGTTTAGCTAAATCCTCATCAGTTAGTTCTTCACTATCTATAACAGAACTCCGTACATCACTAAACATACTTTTATTAATTAAAGCTTTAGCTGTTTCTCTTTCTAAGATACTTCGACCTTCTTCAGAACTACTCCTAGAAGTAAGATCATTGAGTACTTGAACCTGTATCGCTGGCTCTGCTGTAGGCTCTGTTGTCTCTCCTTCAACAAAACTATCAATGTCTTTATTAATTTTAGTATCAGCTAAGTACTGCCTAATATCAGTTTCTTTACCCTCTAAAGCTCTTTGTAACCAGTGTTCAGGAGGTAGAGCGTTTTCTCCATTAAGGTTCCTATCTGTTATTGCTGACATCTCAGCAATCTGCATAGCTTCGTCTTCAGGAATAGGTGAAGGTTGCTCATCTAAATTAGAAAGAAGAGGGGGAGGTGGTGCTTCTATTTCTGTAAGCATATTAGCTAAATACCTGTTGTGTTACTTTAACGATATCACTTCTATTACTAAAGATAGTGCCTCCAAGAGAGCCAACTCCTCTGAAGATAGATGCTGTATTTGCGTCTTGTTGAGCTTGGTTAGAAAACAACGTAGATTGAGAAAGTTGCGCTCTAGCTTGAAGGTTTAAGTTTGTTGCTTTATTTAAAAAAGATAGGTTTCCTCCTGCCTGTGATTGAATAGACCCTATTCCTCCGTACACAGAAGACCCCCTATTTAAAGCCCCCGAAGTTTGCGCTCTAGAAATAGCTGCACCCTTTTTAATACGTGCTTGACGAATCTGTTGAATCTTTTGTCTTCGTGCAGTTAAGTCAGCTCTCTTAGCTGCTATAGTTTCAGCACGTTCACGTGCTTTACTTGCCTTTTCAAGGTTGTCAGCTGCATCAGATGATTTAAGAAAACCAGCTACTGTTCCAAGAACAGCTGCACCAATACCTAAAACACCTAAAAGACCACTAAAGAAATTCATATCGTACTTCCTCTATACCCTTACATTGTCAGCGAACTGAATAGCCCAGCCAAACATATCAAAATCAAACCCTGCCTGACTGTCAAAGTACAGGTGCAATGCTTTACCAGTACCTCTTACTTTGTTACGTGTCACTGTTACAGGATACCCTGAGTTAAAATCTAAAGCAGCAGGAGTAGGGTTGTATGTCTTTAGTATCCTATACACTTGCTGTCTCGTACTAAACTTACCAGAGTTGCTATTGTCTGAGAAGTCCCAACGAGCTTGCATAAAGCAACTACTAGGATTTAAAACATTGAAACCACTTCCTCCATCACTTTGGTAACCTGTCTCTGTACGCTTACAGTATACCATAACATGAGGGGCTTGTCTAGCATTAGTTACATTACCTTCCAATAAATATCCAGTCTCAAAGAAACTAGGTGCATCTACACCAGTTCCATCTACTGTAGCCCAGTCATAAAAGGTATCGTTGTTTAGCTGTCCAAAGGTGAACTCAGAGACTGTACCGTCTGGTTTAGCAATTACAAAAGCTGTAGTATTAGTAGCACTACGAAGCACTTCAACGTCAGCTACTACATTGTTACCTGTACTCGTTTGAATAACATTGTTACCTGTACTCGTTTGAATGATTTGGTTAGTCTGAGAAGTCTTAGATACAGTAGGGAGTACAAAGACACCAAAAGCATATGGAGTATTTGAAGCTAGGCTACCAAAGGAGAACGGATAAAAGCCTCCTATGTTTGTATCAAACACTAAAGCTTTGTCGTACTTGTATTGGTAACTGCCTGTGTTTCCTGCTGCATTCCACAGCCATGTAACCTTCTTAGATACTGGATCATAAGAACCTTGGCAGGATGTTTTAGATACGTTAGGAATAGTGTCATCGTAATACGTTTGAATAGTTTGTTCAGATACAGACTTAGCTTCAATACGGTCAGTTACTTCATTACGACCAATAGAGAAGATACCTCGTTCACTCCACCACAGGGGTGTGCCTTCTACGTCTACGATGCTACGTTTTCCTAGTAGGCCAGCATCACCAATGCTTGTCACTGTGTAGTCAGTAGGTGAGAAGCCAGCACCAGAGCCTGAGATAGCCCATACACCGTTAACAGCAAAGACTAGGAGTGACTCACCAGTGACTCTCATAGACAGGATGTTCCCTGCCTGTGGAATAACTATGACACCTCCGTCTGTGTCAATCAAGTCGCTGATCTCTTCTGATGTAGGATCAGCTTCTTGGTAGCACCTACCTATGTTAGTATCGTTCTCAATGATCTGACTAAAGTAAACTGTACCAGCTAGAGTACTTGAAGTAGGGCCACCATACCATGCTCTACCAGCAAAGAAAGCAACTGCTTCAGGCCGTGTAGTTACTGTCTCAGCTACAATGTTAGATACACCAGAGATTGTTGTACGGTCTTTGTTAAAGGGGTCTAAGATAAAGTGACCACGTGGTGCTCTCGTATTACCAAAGAAGATTTTAGTTAGCTCAGAAGGGTCGAAGTTATCACTAGCGTCTTTAGCTACCCACCACTGTTTGTTGTTACCGGGGTATTTACTTTGACTACTGAAGTAAGTAGTAATAGGATTAGCTACTCCACCTCCTGAACTGATCCACCCTTGGTTCTTTAAGTTGTAGTTATGTGCATCAGTTAAAGAAGTAGGTTCTTCATCAATGTCTAGACTGTCTTCTACACCATCAAAGTCTCTTACTAAGACACCTATCTCAGTGTTAACGATTGAACCAGAACCTGTTGGAGTGTACTCAATATAGAATGGTTTTAGTTTACTAGATACGACAAACAAATAACCTTTACCAAAGGCTACATCAATCAACTCAGAGCCTACATCAGTAGCAGCAGGAGCTGCAAAGCTTGCTAAGTTTACAGTAAAACCTTTCTTGTTATCTGAGATAGGTTGAGTACTTAAGTCATAGAAGTGTAGGGTAGCATCAATCTGTACAACAAGGAAGTGTAACGTACCGTCACCTCCTACTTCTTCCCAGACCCAAGAGCCTACTGCTTGAGTTTCCCATGTAGCTTCTACTACGTCAAGGTTAGTTAAAGCAGCAGAAGCTTCATAGTCTAGGCCCAGCCTTCTACGTATGTCCCCTTTCTTATCAAAGACACAGTTGTCTGCACCTAACACTGCGTTCTCAGGGAACGTCAGTGGGGTTGCTTCAGTAACTAAACCAGCTACAAACGTGTTATATACTTTTAGACTTTGATTTCTTGGCATTCTTTAAAATATCCATACCACGTGTTTGATCTTCTACTTTAAAAGCAATGTACTTATCGCCAGCTGCTCTCATATCCCTTTCATTAGTATAGTTACCGCTTAGTTGTTTAGGTAGAGGGCCTCCACCAGCCCATTGAAACTTTAGAAACCCATAAGGATTAGTTTTTATTACTTGTAACTTATGTCCTTTAGCTGTTTCCCATTGTAACTCACTTACATTAATAACATTACTATCGTTTGCGTCTACTGCTACGTCCATAGTCGGTCCTTCCATAAGAGTTATTCCTTGCTTCAGATACTTTGTGTTTGTCAGACTGCCATCGTATCTTTTGTCTTAAGGCTTGTTGCTCTGCCTTAGGATTTGCTTGTTGATTAAGTTCTACATGCGCTGTAGACTTAGACTCATTAAGTAATAGAGGAAATAAGTTTACATCTATATCAGGTACAAAGGTATTTGACATAGTAAAGGTTGGTTCTTCAAGACCCCATACTATAAACTTACTTGCTTGTAGTGTATCATCTACTGCACTATCATAAGAGTCAAAGATTAAGAACTCATCATCAAAGCTAGTATAGTAAGTAGGTGCTTTGTTATTGTAGATAAATACTTTACCATTATCAACAGTAACAGTAACAACAGTTGAGTCTGTAGACTGACGAGATAGAGTATCTGATAAGAACTGATAAGGCTCTACCCAAGATACTACTTCGTATGCCTTAATAGAGTCACCTGTAAGTATAGTATCGTACCTGACTTCATCTATACGTCTGATATTCTCAGGTACTTTCATAGTTGAAGGTTTAGTTGTATCAGCTAGAGCTGTCAGAGGCACTAACTTACGATGCTCTGGTATCTCAATGTTGTTTATTAGATCATAGTAAGTATCTCTAATAATGTAGGCAACTTGTTCAGACTCTACGGTATCTGAAAAGGAGTCAACAGCATCACTATCCATACTACTAAGGATACGCTGTGTCATATCTAAGAGTGTTAGCTTAGGCATTAGTGTGCTCCTTTTTCTTTAACGTGTAGGTAAGTGTTAACATCTAACCTAATCCTAACTTATTAGCTAATCCAGTTGTTAAGGCACCGACTATACCACCAGTACCACCAATAGCAGCAATGCCAATCAGCATACGTTGTTTAAACTTCTTTAAGTCCCCTATAGCTGACCCATGTGACTTAACATCCTTTTCTATCTCAGCTATCTTTATATCATCCTTAGTGATGTTAGTCTGGATGACAACAGTTAGATCAGCCACCATCTTTTTAATGTCACCGACTTGATCGAACAGGGCTGCACGTTGGTTCTTAGATGCCGTAGCTTCTGCTTTAAGTTCACCGATAGCTGCGCTTACTTGGTCTATACTCATATTACTTTGCCCTACCTTGGTTGATCGCACCGTCTGTTAATGGCTGGATGCCGAAGGCTCCGTAGATATAAGTGGCTCCAGAGTTGTTTAAATGAACCTCAGATCCATTATCCCTAGTTTTAAAACCTGTAGATAGGAAGTCCATCTGGGATACAGCATCAGCAGTTAAAGCCTGAGTACCTGACAAATCTAAAGCACTATTAACCTCATTACCGTTGAGTTGGGGTGATGTAGTAGACCAGAACGTAGCCGCACCAGAGTTCTTACGGAATAAGAATTGAGAGCCACCACCTACGTTCGATACAGGCCCATCAGTATTTCCATTGCCTGTATAACTTCCAAACGCATACGGGCCGCTGTTCGCCCAGTGGTACGAAATAATGTTGGCACTATCTTGGTTTGAATTTTGTTCATTGCCAACTTTAAACTGTGTCGTTGTCGGGGTAAAACTGCCAAATGCTCCAGCATTACTTGCCGCTGTTGCATGGTCTGTAACATCTAATCGTGAAGCGTTACCCGTAGAGATGTGGTAAGTCATTGTACGCTCTTGTGTGCTACCATCTCTGTTAAAGAAGACCATAAAACCGGGAGCAGAGTCTAATGCTGAATCATAACTTAATGTTTGAACAGTTGGGTGGTCACCAACAAATCCTTTAATCTGGAAGTAACTGCCCACATAAAAACACTCTAGTAAATAAGTTCCAGTTGCCAAATCTGATGGCATAGTAAATGTGGTTCCCGTTAAGTTCTGGTCATCAAACGTGCTTGTACTTTCAGCTTCGGTTACGTCCCATCTTACTGATTTATTAGCTCCACGAACCGTATCAAATCCATACCAGCTACCTGTAGAATCTGTACGTTTAATACGCACCATCGCACCACCACTGACCGTCTTAGGCAACGTAACCGCTGTCGTTGATCCGTTGCTGTGGCTTATTCCAGCTTCGATGTAGTATTCATCTTCATAATTAATTGGGGCTGGGGTAGGTAGGTTTTGGGTTCCCATAGAAACAAAACCAGAAGGTGGAGTTCCTAACCAATCACCACTGTCTGCGTATATGTCTGTGTTACCATCGCCATATAAACTTGAACCAACCAACACCGCTTCATTAGCTGTGAAAGTCCAAGTTGCGTTAGTCCCTGCTGCTGGTTGATCTGTTGTTCTTGTAGTGCCAGAAGTGTCAACCCACCTAGACACTGAGCCACTGTTATCATAAAAACCTAACCAGCCTTTACCCGCTTCACTGTCGATGGCTATAATTGTTCGATCAGGGGATAACATCTTTGTATCAACTGTGGTTAATGAGCCACCGTCTATCTTTAGCTTAGTGTCAGAAGTTGACAAAGTATGAAGTCCCGCACCTTGGCCTGATGTATAACCTAGTTGAAACGTTGACCCCCAAACATTACTTGAGGCTAATGCAAAACCAATAATCTCTTCATCGTTCACAAATGTGTTAGGCTTTATTTCAACATAAAACTTACCTGAATTAATAGCTAAAGTAGAAGCCCCACAATAACCAGTTCCACTCGCGTTTGCAAAATGTCGATTACCATCCGTGTAAACAGGTGTTCCTGCATTAGTGTCAGGTATTAAGGGGTTAAACGTAGCATAATTACCATACCCATCATCTGCATCATTAGTCGGAGAATCGTTGGTGGTAGTTATTGTGCCTGTCTTTAGGAACGAGTTACCTGTGTCATAAGCAGTAGTAGGCACAGTGTAAGAGGACGCTGTAGTTAGTGCTGTTCCCATCAACACCATTATTTCATCCATATGCCCTGCAAAAAGATCAGTAGTTCCTAGGTTTCTTGACCCAAGTTCAATCGGTGTATCATTATCTACAACTGTTGTTGTGTTTGCAGTACCTGAACCTAATCGTGTTCCGTCAACATACAGCTGAATTTTGCCACCGCCTCTAGTAACTCTTAACGCATACCACGTATCAGCAGAAGGTGACCAAGACTCAGATATTGAAACCGTCCCGCCTGACCCAGTTACTTGAAAGATAAGTGAGCCATCATTACTAAAAGAAAGTGACCAAGTTCTTTTACTTGTAGCCGTGTTGTATTTACTGACAAACCGCTGATAGCTGTCTACCGCATCTAAACGTACTCGACATTCGATAGTAAAGTCTCTGGCTCCCATTTCTGTAGCAGCCGTGTCTGGTATTGACACGTAGTCTCCAGATGAGCCGGGGAATAAAATAGAAGATGTGCCGAACACTTTCTGAGCCGTAACGTGTTTTGTGTTGCCGTTCATAGTGACGGCAGAACCATCTGCTCCAGAGTTTACAGCAGTAGTTGAGTCGTTTGTTGTATTAGAATGAATTAATAGGTTTGGTGTAGCTCCGGGCTGGTTAGTTCCATTGCTATCCGTACCAGCAGCCACATTAACACCGCCCTCAATTAAGAAGCCGTTAGTGCCGAATGTCAGCCCCGAAGCATCGTTGATCTGCCAGAAGCCATCGTCTGTTACTTCGCCGAAATCTGTTGGGGCTAGTGCTTGACCGTCGATGCCACAACAACGCGCCATGTAAACATCACAGTCATCACTAGCAGCATCGTTTTGACTATATCCAATGGTGTGTACTGTAGAACTGTGACCCCAAGCAGTATCGAAGTTTAAAGGGGGATAAGTCCCTGTGTCTATATCCATTAACACACCATTCATATAGACCTTACAGCGATTAGCAGCAGTGGCTTGTGTGGTATCCACAGCGACAACTAAATGGTAATAAGAACTTGTATCGCGTAATAAAGCTGTAGGGCTTACGTGACCAGATACTGAGCCATTAAAGAAGATTCGTATATCGTTTGTATTGTGTATAGTTATCATAAATCCGTAAGTCAGATCGGATGAGTCCGACGAAAACAGCATGATATTGTTGCTGATTGAACTACGCTTAAATAAGCACTCTATGGTAAATATCCTACGACTACTACTAGCACTCCCAACCGCATATGTAAGATAATCATCGTCACCGCCAAACAGCCCACTGCCCTCAATGATATGCCCAGTGGACGCGAACCGTATAGGCCGCATTATAAAACTCATGTGGCATATCCAATCAAGTACACTTTTAATCCTGCACCAGCCGTACTCGACCCGACTCCGTCAACGTCAATAGTCATCAAAGCATTGTCTGCTAACGCTGGCCCTGCACCGCCAATGACTGCTGCCGTAGCTGCCGTTCCAGAGGTCTTTTCTCCAGCGTCGATTGTCAGCTTCGTAGTCAAAACCGTACTTCCCGCCTCATTTATATCGACGGTCAAAACTGACCCAACGGGGGCTGTAGTCACCCCAGCCTTAACGCCCGTCAACGTAAACGCATAGGGCATATGGAATGTAACTACCGCTGTACCCGCTGCCGTAGCTGTGACTTCATCGCCGCAAGCTATGGCTATCGTCTGCTTTAGGTGGGTCTGATCTATAGCAACAACTGAGCCTGTCTTGGTTAAGCCAGTGCCTACTGTGATCTGTGAAAGGTTTACGCCTACCCAGTTGTCAGGGCTGTTGTCATCACTTACGAATTGGATTTGTGCATTAACGTCTGTCAGAGTAATGTTAGAAGCTGATCCGTTTAGAGTGTCTGTTCCAGATCGTGCAAAGATTAAAGAGTTAGATGCAGACGTTTTCTGAAACGCATACTTAACACCTTCACTTGTTCCAATGGCAGGGAGTGTAACTGTAATGTTGTTGCTTGATGTATCACAAAGATAGTATGTGCCATCAGCAGATAACGCTGGAGAAATAGCTGCACCTGTCTGATTTACAACAGTACTATAT